GTTAGATCTTGTATGGAGTTATGCGGGAACATATTCAATAGAAAAGTATGATACAATAGGAGTAAACTATTGGGATATGCAACCAGGTGATGTGTTTGTAACTGGAGGATTTCCAGGACATGCTATCACTGTAGTTGATATGGCAATAAATAAAGCAGGACATAAAATATTTATGTTAGCTCAAAGTTATATGCCTGCTCAAGAACAACATATATTATTAAATCCAGTTACGTTAGATGTTTGGTATTCTATGGATGATATGAATTATATCAATACACCAGAATTCGTATTTGAACCATCAGATTTACGTAGATTTATATTATAAAACGTCACGTGTGACGTACTAACAGTACCAGTATATATATACTATATAATAACACTAGTACTGTAGGTTCAAAACTATTAAAATGGTTAAGTGGACCATCAATTAAACAGAAACCCTTTCTTTTTTCATACATGTTAGAAAGGGACTGTTTAATTATTATTAATCTAATCTAAATATTATGTCAAAAACATTGCAAATAAAAAAAACCACGTTAGAGAAAATAGTAAAATCTTTATTTACTATTAATTCTGTAAGTATACAATCAAACTTTGATCATATTAAAAGTTTAATATTTCGTGAGATGAGTGATAATACCATAGAAAAGGTAGCAGAGCTTATGTTAACGGATGAACCATATGAATTAGTATATCCAGGTGATTATGTAAAAATTAAACCACCTTCTTATCATGCAGGTTCAGATTATGAGAAAGATATCTTAATAGATATGAAACTTTATCCAGGAGAAGATATGGTTTATGCTATAGTACAAGGTGATAACAATTGGTCATCATCTGCAGAGTATAATCCTTTATATTCAAGCTTAAAGATAAAATATGTCTATCATGATAAAGAAAGAAACATAGTATACAAAGAAGATACAGTGAATCCTTTTGATTTATATAAACTAAATAAACATGATTCATTATATTTGCAACAAGCAATTAATATAATCCATAAACCCATAGAAGATGCCCAAATTATCACAGGAACTGATCAGATCACATTATAATTCATGGAAGAACAAAAACTCAATCAAAACAAGCTTTGGTTATACAATGAATGAAATGTATAAACTTAATGATATTGATTTAGCAAGTGAACAAGATGATAATATGGCACTCTTAAGATTATTAAAAGATCATGTATACACAGAAAAATAGATTTGGAATAGTAAACCGTGAGGTAATAACTGATCCTAATTTATCCATTGGTGCTAAATCACTGTATAGTGTGTTATCTTGTTATGCAAATAAACAAAGAACATGCTTTCCTTCTATCAGTACATTAGCTGATGACCTTGGCTCAAGTCAATCAAGCATTGATAGATGGATAAAAGAGCTAAAAGAATACAAATATATAGAAAGAATAGGCAGAAAGTTAACACTTAAATGAAGCGTTAGCTATATGTATGCTTTTTATTTTGTAATCTGAACTTAATTTATGTTATGATATGTGAGTCAAAAGAAGTAATATTATTATCTTTATAGAATATAAATAAAAGATGATAATCCAACTTCCAAATGGACGCATAGTAGAATGCTCGTTAGAGCAGTACTTATCTTTATCAGATGAGGAATATAAAGACCTTAATGGTCTTAGTTCAGCATATACTAAAGAAGTGGGTAATCCTTTTTACAGCAGCTTTGTTAAATCACTACCTCCTGAGATACAGGAAGAATTCATTCATGAGAATGAACCGGACTTAGATGAAATTAGCGCTTATGAAAAACTGGATGACCCGTATTTTCACTCAGATGACGTCTAGTCATCAAACACTTATTTATTAATTATTTAAATCTTATTAAAAATGCAAAACAAAGTCAACATTGTGGCTGATGATATGGGAAATATCATCCGTCAATCAAGTAACAACGCAGAATTTGGTCACATCAGACTAGAACAACAAACAGTAACATTTGGAAACACTGGATGGGTAAAGAGTTCAAACAGAACTACATTACTACACGGTAAAATGGATGATTTACAAAGTCTAAACCTTAATGAATCAACACCATTAAATGGTAAGATTATTGTAAAAGAGTCTGTAACACCATTTAGTAACAATGATCCAGATAGAGATCTTAAAATAGCTGGTGAAACAGGTATTATATGTTCTGTAGATGATCAACCTATTTATAGGAAAACATTCTTTGTAGCTGATACAACAGCTCAGGATGTACTTATAGCTCATACAAATGGAGATGCTATACGTGAAGCTAACGGCTTATCAAATAATGCTGTTAAAACTACTGTAACACCAGCAGAAGCATTTGGATTAGATAGTCCTGTTGATGAACAAGCTGATGTAGTTGAAGAAGAAGTAGAAGATGAAGTGACAAGTGAAGTTGAAGAAGAAGTTCTTGTAGAAGAAGAATCTTTTGAACTATAAATAAAATAGTTTTCTGAAAATGAAAGAGGGTAGTGTTTGATTTATCATTCACTACCCTTGGACATTTATTATCTTTCACTTAATCACTAAAAAAACACGTATGTTAACATCAGAACAAATATCTAAACTAAATCTCAATGAAAATCAACTAAAATTAAGTAAACGCTTAGAGCGTTATCAATATTTAGGGATATTAACAGAGTATCAGTTACATCCACCATCAATAATAAATACATTTCAGTATAATAAACTTAATCCTTATCAACATTTTTTATTTAAACGTGTACTCCATGGCCTTAAGGTCTATAAACCTGAAGAAGTTACTAAACTTCATTGGGATAAGAAGAGACGCATAACTAAAGTATGGAGAAGAGGACAAAGAGAGATAAATGCTTGGAAACAAACTCTTTGTAATAAGCAAGCAAATGCCTATCTTAGTAAAACTTTTAAAAGTTCACCCTTAGCACAGTATATAGCAAATATACCTGCAGATGAAACATTGGATGATTATCAAAATACATTCACATTCAAACAGCTAGGGATAAACTATGAAGATGTGGTAATAAAATTTCTATCAATAGGTCTATTACCTAAAAATTATTTTATTCTGAAACCAAATGAGCATCAAAAAAGTATCCAATAAGATGGCCAAATTAAACACTGCCTATTCTAAACAGCGTAGGCAGTATTTATCAGATCATAATATCTGTCATGCAAAGATCCATAAGTGTTCTTTACATGCTACAGATGTACATCATAAGAAAGGACGTGGAGAATTTCATTTAGATGAATCTACCTGGTTACCAGTATGTAGAAATTGTCATATGTGGATAGAAACACATCCAATAGAATCTTATGAGTTAGGATTTTCACAATCAAGAAACAATAAATTATGAACAAAAAAAGAAAACATATCAGATTTGTTACAAGATATCTATATCATTTAAAATATGAAACACTAAATAGAACATTTAAAGCTGCTAGTACAGACTTTAAAAGTAAAAGAGACATTAAAAAACTAAAAAATAATACACTGCTTATACAAAAGTATCAACGCAGATTATTTTTATTAAAATTTTAGTTATGAATGACTGGGAAAAACAAAGACTAATTAAATTAATCACTTATACAGGTATATTACTCATCACAACATTATTATGGTACAACATATGGAAGTTAGTAACAGGAACATAGTTCAAGCAGATGCGTTAGCAATTGCTATGAAAAATAAAAGATGTGGATTAGGTATATCTATGGGTGTTGGTAAAACACGTATAGCTATAGAGCATTTACAAAGACATTTTAATCCTTTTATAAAAGCATTAGTAGTTATACCAAAGAAATCTGTTATGAAGTCCTGGTTTGATGAGCTTGATAAAATGAATAGTAGTGTTTTAGAAAATCATATAACGTTTACAACATACTTATCACTTAATAAACACAATCCAAATGAGTATGATGTAGTGTATTTAGATGAATGTCATTCACTATTACCAAATCATGAAATCTTTTTATCACAGTTTACTGGTAAAATATTAGGATTAACAGGTACACCTCCAAAAAACAAAACATCAGAGAAAGGTATACTGGTTCAAAAGTATTGTCCTATTAAATATGTATTTACTGTGGATGATGCAACTGACTCAAACATATTAAATGATTATAAGATAGTAATACATGAATTAGAATTATCAAAGCTTCCTACATTAAAGAAGAAGAATAAGAAAGGTGGTATATGGTATACCACAGAGAAAAAGGATTATGACTATGTAACGTCTAGATTAGCACAATCTCAAACGCCAAAGCAAATCCAATTTGGTAGAATAATGCGTATGAGAGCGTTAATGGATTATACAAGTAAAGAGAGCTATGTAAATAGTATATTAAAAAACATTAATGCTAAATGCATTGTGTTTGCTAATACACAGAAACAAGCAGACAGAATATGTAAACATAGTTATCATTCTAAAAACTCTAAATCTGATGAGAATCTTGAATTATTTTCTGATGGAAGAATAGACAGGTTATCCTGTGTGTTACAGTTATCAGAGGGTGTTACAATACCTAAACTTAAAGCAGGTATTATTATGCATGCATATGGTAATGAAAGAAAGACAGCACAACGTATTGGTAGATTATTAAGATTAAATCCTACTGAGACAGCTACATGTCATATACTTATGTACAAAGATACACAAGATGAAAAATGGGTGGAAGATGCTATAAAAGGTTTTGATCCGTTAAAAATTAAATATTTTAATCCTCTTAGTAGATAATGTGTAAACCAATCATTAAATGTAGTAGATGTGAAAAAACCTTTTGTGGTGGATTTGACTATAGAATGCATTTTGATCAGCATTTAAATGAATGGTATGCATCAGAAGATAAAAAACAATACATTAAAAAAACAACACAATGGGAAAAATAAAAGAATTATTTATGGAAAGCCAGCAAGAACAAGAAGCAGACAATACATTTTATAAAGGTGTACATGATTCTATGATTCATAGTTTAGCACATCAATCATGTGAAGAGTTTATACCAACAGAAGATACACCATGTCCAAATTGTTTTGGTGGTGAATCTTTACACCGTAATAAAACTGAGGCAAAATGTGTTAGTTGTGGACAAGAATTTATATACATAGAAAATAACGTTTTAAGATACAAATAATGGGAAAAGGAATAAACATAGTACCAATGACTTTATTTGGTAATGAAATAGAAGTAGAATATTATTACTATCCGGGAGAAGCGGAAGTACATACAGAACCTAATGGAGATCCAGGAACACCTGGCTCACCAGCATCAGCAGAAATGGTTCATATATGGTGTGAATTAACTAATGATCAAGGATCTACAAGCATAGTAGACATATTAGATTTAATTAACCCAACATATTTATCAGATGAAATAATAGAAAAATATCATGATTGAAGCACAAATAAAAATAATTAATGGAAAAACATATAAATTTCAAAATGGTAAATGGATTAATGAAAGATCTAGAGTAGAATTAGATCCTCATGACCCAGATTACCGTATAGTATGGAATATAAAATCAATATAATATGGAAAAGAAAAAAAATAGACAGTACAGATCAAGACAAGGCAGATCAGATGATCAGTATGCAACTTCAATAGCAATTTTTGCTGCAGCAGTTGTTGGACTTGCGTTGTTATTAATTGTAGCTATCATACTATGAAGGATAATTTATACATAAAAGCATCAGTTAAAGATGGGCAACTACACTTCCCTATTAAAGCAATGGGAACTAAGTATAGAAAGTTCTTTGAACAACTTGAAGATGATTCTAGACTAGAAATTTTTGTTGGTGTAAGTGGTGATAAAGGTAGTAATCCACAATTAGCACGTATACATGCAATGATTAGAGAAATAGCTCAAGAAATTGGCTATACATTTACAGAAGCTAAAATAGAAATAAAAAGAGCCGCTGGATTATGTTTTGTAAGAGATAAACAAGAGTATTGTAAGTCTTTTGCAGATTGTGATAAAGATGAATTAAATTTAACTATACAAGCATGTATAGAAATAGGAGACTTTAATGGTATGCAATTAAGATAATTATTTGACTATCCTCATTTTAGATTCTATATCTTTAAGTTTTTCTGCAACATTTTTACCATCAAAAGCATCTTTAGCTAAAGCTTGCATTTCTTCTTTGGTAGCTGAGGTTTCAGTTTTAATTTCTAAACCTTGTTTTTGTGCTTTATATTTTAAAGACTGCGTCAATGAAAATAAAACATATAAATCAGCTTCCCATTTACTAATTACAGGTAAATCAGCTTCATCTTCAGGAATACCATCTTTAGATTTTTGAGCTATAATATCAAATTTTTTAAATGTTTCACCTATTGTATCTACTTTATCATCAGCCATGATTAGATTAGAAACAATATTTTGTAAAGCAGGAATATAAGATGCAGATAATTCAATATCTTTAATTACAGATTTAGTATCGTAAGTTACATAAGTTTGTAATTCTTTTTTTTCTTCAGACATAATAATTAATTTAAAAAGTAAATATACTAATAATATAATAAAAAAATGGAAATTGACATAAATAATTTAAGAGATCAACTCAATGAAAAATTAGAACCTACTGGGTGGAAACGTGTATTAGCACCATATATAAATGGTTTAAGCTTTGATCACATTATGAATACATTATTAGATAATGTAAATAATGGAAGAAGGTTTACACCAATGTTTAAAGATACATTTAATGCTTTTATAGAATGTCCATATAAAGAAACAAAAGTAGTTATAGTAGGACAAGATCCATACCCTCAGCTTGGAGTTGCTGATGGAATAGCATTTAGCTGTAGTAAAAAAGATAAAGCAGAAAAGTCTTTACAATATATTAATAAAGCTATAGACACAGAACATACTGATTTAAGATGTTGGTCTAATCAAGGCGTATTATTAATTAATACAGCGCTTACTGTAGAGGTAAATAAAATAGGTTCTCATTATGGTATATGGAAATCATTTACAGAATATCTATTTGAAACACTTAATAGACACAATAAAGATTTAGTATTTATATTAATGGGTAAGAAAGCTGAAGAGTGGGCACCATTATTATCTAATATGAAAATATTTAAGGTAGCACATCCTGCATCAGCCGCATATAGAGGTGGTGAATGGGATAGTAAAGATGTGTTTAATAAAGTAAATTTAGAGTTAGAAAAACAAGATAAAATTTGTATAGAATGGTAATAATAGTTACATTTGTGTAACTGAAATTTAATTTAAATGACTGAAAGCCAACTAGTTGAACAAAAACAAGATTTAAAAGTATTTAAAGAAAGATTTTTAAATAAATATGGAATTAAAGTTCATATTTTCCTTCCAAATGCTCCTCAAGATAAAATAGCATTAGATACTGTACATCTATGTACATTAGCTGCATTTTATAGTGAATACCCTGAATTTTCCCATATAGTTTCTTTGTTAGAAAGAGTCAGAAAAAGAGAATTTATGATATATGCACAAACATTTAGTTACGTATGTAATTTAATGGGTTATAGTAAAACTAGAATAGGAATATATCTAGGAAGAACTCATGCTACAATAATAAATTCATGTAGAAGAGTAGAGAATGGTTTAGAAACAAATGATAAACTTACATTAGATACATATAACAAATTAGTAAATGAAATAGAAAATTATGTGGGAAATGTTCCAGAAAATATTAAATGCAAAAGTGACACCAAACCAGCTCCAGATACTATTTGGGATCAAGCTAGGCGTCTCCTTGCCATACATAACTAAACAAGATACTTATGATCTAGTTCATGCAGGTTATCTTGATAAAATAGATAGTAGATATCAATTGACAAAAGAAGCTAAACTTCTTATAATTAAAATGGATAACTACTTTATAAAAGCAAAGAAGAAAACTGATATTCAATTAATGGGTAAAGACTTCTTGGACATGATTAATAATTATAGACTTGTATTTCCTGCTAAAAAATTACCAAGTGGTAAACCAGCAAGAAATAACGTTAAAGCGTTAGGAGAAGCATTTAGATGGTTCTTTGATACATATGATCATGATTGGGCTATTATACATAAAGCTACTAAGATGTACGTAAATGAGTACAGGGATGCAGATTATATGTATATGCAAACCAGTCAATATTTTATCTGTAAACAAGATAAACATAGAGTAAAACATTCTACATTGGCAGATTATTGTGATATGATTCTAGAAGGAGTTAGCACAGAAGATGAACACTTTAAAGAAAACGTAGTATAATATGACACCAAAAGAAAAATCAATAGAGTTAGTAAATAAGTTCCTACAAATTTATGACGGTAGAGTTCCACAAGCCAAACAATGTGCATTAATTTGTGTAGATGAGGTATTAGAAAACATAACCAAAGAGGTTATGACTTATAAACCTTTTATGATGAATACTGATTATTGGCAAGAAGTTAAAGAAGAAATAAATAAATTATGAAGAAAACGTAGTATGACACCTAATCAAATAACAGAAGTATTAAATAAATTAAACCTTGTACTTGAAGATTTTCAAATGCTAAGAGATGGAACATGGGTTCCAGATAAACAGTCATGTAATGACAGCATTGATAATATAGAAAGTATCATATACATAATAAACAATGAGTAAACCAAAAGAATCATGGGTAGGACAGTATGCAGCCTTTAATGAGGCGCTTAAATATATGTTTAGAAGGTCAACAGGAGAAGAAAAATCAATCTATACACCATGGCCTAAATTTAATGATGCAGCTACTGATGGTTTAGAATGGAATACTTTAACTGTAATTGGTGGTAGACCTGGCTCAGGTAAAACATTAATTAAAGATCAGATAATTAGAGAATCATTTGCATTAAATCCAAATGATAAGTTTAGAGTATTAGAATTTCAATTTGAGATGGTGGGTAGAACCTCAGCAATCAGAGAGTTTAGTTCTATAACAGGTAAAACTTATAAAGAACTGTGTAGTGCAGGATCTGTGTTAAGTAATGATACATTAAACACATGTCATTTATATGCTAAAGAAAGAATAAAGAATCCGGTTGACATTATTAGTACACCTATGACTGTTAACCAGATGAGAGAGCAAATAGATGCTTATATGAATATGCATAAAGGAGTAAATACAATGATAACACTTGACCACACTATGTTAGTTAAGAGAGCACCATATCAGAATAGCACATTAGATATGTTATTTGAGTTAGGTGAGTTCTTTACTCAGTGTAAGAGAGACTATCCTTGTTTGTTTATTGCCTTGTCACAACTTAATAGGAATATAGATAGCCCGGATAGAGCTATAGATGGTAAGTATGGTAACTATATACTAGAGTCAGATATATTTGGCTCAGATGCAATGCTACAACATGCAGACATGTTAATAGGTATCAATAGGCCAGCTAAACAGAAGATTAGGTTTTATGGACCTGATAGATATATAATAGAGAATGATAGAACATTAGTACTTCATTTTCTTAAAGCAAGAAATGGTGATGCAAGAATGAGTTTCTTTAAAGCAAAGTTTGAGCAAATGCAAATTGAAGAAATGGCTACACCAGGTCAACAACAGAGAAGATGATAAATACAAAAAATATAAATTATGAAAAAATGGGACTAACACCACAACAAAGAAAAGATAAAGTTTCAAAATTAAAAGAAGAGCATGAAGATTACTTTATATCAATAAGTAAAAAGAATGCACTATATATTCCTAAGATGGCTTATAGGCCAGCTGGCAAGGATGACTTACATGTTAGCTTCTTTCCAAGTGAACTTGAGAAAGACTCTGATATATATACAGAATTTGTAAGTATAGATTATGACTCAGAAGATCCTAAGAGAACTTTATACTTATTAAAGTATAACCCTCATTGGAAAGAAGAGTATGAACTGATTACAAGTAATTCAGGATTCCAAAGGCATATGGTGCCAGCTAGTGAGCTTAAAGTGATCAATGACGTAGTAAGTAGGTCTAATGACAAAACAACTGCTATGGAAGAAGGCTTAGATCATAAAGGTGAAATTGATTTTGCTAATCCAAGTATTCCTAACCCAGATGAAAAAGTAATTAATGATCCTTTAATAGATAAACTAGAAGAAATTAATCAAACATTAATAACATTAACTAAAGTAATAAATAAATTAATTAGATAACTATGGCACAAAGCGTATTAGTAATTGCAGATTCAGGTACAGGAAAGTCTACCTCAATCAGGACATTAGATCCTAAAGAGACTTTCATTATAAACATTGCAAATAAACCTTTGCCATTCAAGGGCTATAAGAGTAAGTATACTCAGATTAGCAAAGAGAATCCAAAAGGTAATTTAACTGCTGCATCTAGTGCACCAGGTATTATTAAAGCAATGAAACATGTAAATGATAAAATGCTAGACATTAAAACTATTGTAGTAGATGACTGGCAATATATGAGTTCTTTTGAATATTTTGATAGAGCTAATGAAAAAGGTTATGATAAATTCACTCAGATTGCAGCTAACTTAGCCATGGTTGCAAAGCTTCCAAAAGACTTGAGAGATGATCTAACTGTTATTTTCTTAACTCACTCAGAAGATTCAACTGATATAAATGGAAACAGAAAGATTAAAGCTAAGACTATTGGTAAAATGATTGACAATACTCTAACTTTAGAAGGCCTGTTTTCTATTGTATTATTTGGTAAAGTAAATAAAAATGATGATGGTGAACTTGAATATGGTTTTGAAACTCAGAACTCAGGAGAGAACACATGTAAATCACCTATGGGCATGTTTGATGAAGGATTTATTCCTAATGACTTACAGCTTGTAAAAAAACGTATTGAAGAATACAATAATTAATAATTAATAAATTTAAAAAAGTAAATTATGTTAAATACTAAAGACATGTCTGCCGGTACAGGCGGAACTAAACCAGTAATTGGAACAGGTAATCACAAAGTAAAGATTAATTCAATTACATTTGATCAAACACCATATGATGCAGATGCATATAATATTACACTGCATATAGAAGGTGAGCCTGTTGTAGGAGAGTTTAATGGCTTCTTAAAAGATATGAATAACCCTAATGGTCCACGTTATGAAGGCCAGGTAGGTAGAGTTAGATTCTCACCATATCCATTTAAAGATGCTACACTAAATAATGGTAATGAAATAAGCAGAGATACAGAAGTATTAAAAGCTATGATATTCTTATCTGAAGTAGTAAATAAAAGAGATCAGT